ATCAAGTTCAACAAATTGATGCAAAATTAATTACTAAATTTTACATTTTAAATTTTGCGGCTACCAATACTGGAACTGGAAGAGAGGATATATATAATTCTTACGACCCAGCACTATTAAGTAATATTGAAACAGAGGTGCAAAACGCAATTAACTTGTTTAATTCCTCAAATGGATAATTTTTCTATATTGAATAATATTTATAAATAAAAATACTATGAACACAAAAGAAGTTTTGGATAGATACTTGGGTAAGAATACCCGTATCACCGAAAAAGAAACAGGTAATGGTTACAAAGAAGTTTGTGATTTGGATACAGGAGAATGTTATACTTTGAGAATGAAAGATGGGTTGATTGAAAGAGTAGATAACACGATGAAACAAAATAAAAAAATCCAAGTCGAAACAATGACTGGTGTTAAACAACTATTAAACGGTTAAAAAAATGTCCATAGATAACAAAATTTTAGAAGAAATTCAGAGATATAAGAATATTAATCAATATATCACTGAACAAGAAGTGCCACCGGTTCCCGAAGACCCGGCAGCAGCGTTACCACCCCCACCTGATGCGGGTGCCGCATTACCTCCTCCACCAGGAGCTCCTGCCCCTGACGCAGGAGCTGCACCACCTCCATCACCACCAGCTGCGGGAGCTGAACCACAACCTGTAGATGTTGCAACTGACCCTGATGTTGAAAAGGTTGGTGATGAAAAGGAGAAAAGAGAAGAATTAGAAATAACTGACTTGGTACAATCACAACAAAATGTTGAGAAAAAACAAGAAGAGTATTTCGAAAATTTATTTAAACACCTCGAAGATTTAGAATCAAAACTTGGTAATATGGATTCAATTGTTAGTAAGTTGAATGACCTTGAAGCCAAAGTTGAAAAATACAGACCAAAAACTCCTGAAGAAAAATTGGAGTTAAGAAGTTTAGATTCAGGACCATTCAATCAAAAATTATCTGAATTTTTTGAGGACAAACAAGGAGACCTTGAAAAAGCGGGTAAGAATGAGTATGTTTTAACTTCGGATGAGGTTGAAGGATTTTCACCAAACGAAATCAAAAAAAGTTTTAGAAACTTTGATGATGAAAATGAGGATGATATACAAGACTTCAAAGAAATTAGATAATAAAAAGGGACTTCGGTCCCTTTTACATTTGACTACACTACGGCTGACACTTATATTTAGTAAACAATTTAAATTTATATATTATGGCGACAAACAATTCTTTAGATGCTGTACTTGCACAGTATGAAAAAGCAAGTCAAGGAGGTTCATCTAACTCCTCAAAAATGTCTCAAGATGAAAGAATGAAAAAGTATTTCGCAGCAATTCTTAAAGACAGCGAAAAACAAGGTCAGAAAAGACTTCGTATTCTACCTACAAAAGACGGAAGCTCACCATTCAAAGAAGTATGGTATCATGAGGTACAAGTTGATGGCAAGTGGAATAAAATCTATGACCCAGGAAAAAATGATAATGAACGTTCACCACTTACCGAAGTTTATGAAGAACTCATGTCAACAGGTAAAGAGGCGGACAAAGAACTTGCTAAACAATATAAGCCACGTAAGTTTTATATTGTAAAAGTTATTGACCGTGATAACGAACAAGACGGTGTGAAATTCTGGCGTTTCAAGCACAACTACAAGAACGAAGGTATTCTTGATAAGATTATCCCGATTTGGAGAGCTAAAGGTGACATTACTGACCCTGATAAAGGTCGTGACATCATTCTTGAAATGACCAAAGCTAAAACACCAAAAGGCGCGACTTATACGGTAATTCAAACAATCATGTATGATGACCCAAGTCCTGTTCATGAAGACAAGGCGATTGGTGACTCATGGGTTAAAGATGAGTTGAGTTGGGCTGACGTTTATTCTAAAAAGCCAGTTGATTACTTGGAGGCTATCGCTCGTGGCGAAACTCCACGTTGGGACTCGGATGCTGGTAAATATGTTTATGGCAATTCAGTTGAAGAAACAACATCTATGGGTGGGGCAAAATACACTGACCCACAGTCAGAAGATGAACCTGATGGTGATTTGCCATTCTAATAAAATAATCGGCGTGGGTATTTCGGTACCCACGCTTTTTTCTAATTTATTAAATTTTTTTTATGAAAATTGCGGAAAGTATGTACAAGGCGCTCATGAAAAGATATGAGGCCGAAATTGCGGAGGCGGAAGCCACACTCTTGATTTATTTTAATAATCCTGTTGGAATTGGGGAACACCCACAACACTTGGAGGAAATGGACAAAATGTTGGAAAAATATGCCAACGCGAAAGACAAATTGGAAATAATTCAAGCTTTAATCAAAATCGAACCAAATGGCAATTAAGAAAAAAGAAATGGGTTTGGACTCAATCAAGTCTAAATTCTCGACTTCGGCCAAATATAAACCACAACGGTATTTTGACTTGGGTCCTGAATTTTTGGATGCGGTTGGAATTCCTGGCCCTGCTATGGGACATATCAATATGTTCCTTGGACACTCTGATACGGGTAAGACAACTGCTCTTGTAAAGGCGGCAGTTGATGCTCAAAAGAAAGGAATTCTTCCTGTGTTTATTATTACAGAACAGAAGTGGTCATTCGAACACGCTCGAATCATGGGATTTCAGTGTGAAGAAGTTGTTGATGAATCTACAGGTGAAATCGATTGGGACGGATTCTATTTGTTCAATAATAACTTTGACTATATTGAACAGATTACCGAATACATCAATTCACTTTTGGACGCACAAGAAAAAGGTGAACTTGATTACAGTCTTCTTTTCCTTTGGGATTCTGTAGGTTCTGTACCTTGTAAGATGACCTTTGAAGGTAAAGGTGGAAAGCAACATAACGCCTCTGTCTTGGCCGATAAGATTGGTATGGGTATCAATCAACGTATTTCAGGTAGTCGTAAAGCTGACTCAAAGTTTGAAAATACTTTGGTTATTGTTAATCAACCTTGGGTTGAATTACCCGACAATCCATTTGGTCAACCAAAAATTAAGGCAAAAGGTGGTGAAGCGATTTGGTTAAACTCATCTTTGGTATTCTTGTTTGGAAATCAAAAAGGTGCTGGTACAACAAAGATTACCGCCACAAAAGATAAAAGAACTGTTAAATTTGCCGTTCGTACCAAGATATCCGTACTCAAGAATCACATCAATGGTTTGGGGTATGAGGATGGTAAAATTATAGTAACACCTCATGGTTTTATGGCGGGTAAAGAACCGGCGGAAGAAAAAGCGTCGATTGAAAGTTACAAAAAAGACCATGCGGAATATTGGAAAGATATTTTGGGTGTGGCGGATTTGGATTTTGATTTGAAAGAAGAAGTAGAACCTTAATAAACTACAAGTTGACCAAAACATTATTAATTGACGGAAACAATCTATTAAAGATAGGATTTCATGGTGTGAAAGATTTCTTTCACGAAAACAGACACGTCGGGGGTATTTGGCATTTTCTGAATACCACCCGACGTTTTATTGAGGAAGAAAACTTCGATAAGGTTGTTGTGTTTTGGGATGGGGAAGGGAGCTCATTGGCTCGTAAAATCATTTACCCCCAATACAAGGAGAACAGAAAACCTGGTCAGGACTTTAAAGAAGATTCATTTTACGAACAAAAACATAGGGTAAAACAATATCTCGAGGAGATGTTTGTTCGTCAGGTTGATATTAATAACAATGAGGCGGATGACCTTATCGCCTATTACTGTCAAATCGCAAACGATGAAGTTATAACCATTTTCTCGGGTGACAGGGACCTCACACAGTTAATATCTGATAACGTTTCCCTATACTCACCTAATAAGAGATTGACATATAAAAAGGGTGACTATATTAAGTTACAAGATGCGGAAATTCCGCACTATAATGTAAAAACATATAAAATAATATCTGGTGACAAATCAGATAATATTGATGGTATCTATTATTTGGGGGAGAAAACTTTATTGAAATTATTTCCTGAAATTCTTGACCGTGAGGTTACTTATAACGATATTTTAACAAGGGCCGAGGTTTTATTGACCGAGGACAAAGACAACAAAGCGTTACAAAACTTACTTTCAGGTAAAACAAAAACAGGTATCTATGGAAATGAATTTTTTGAGATTAACAACAAAATCGTTGATTTATCTAATCCGTTAATCACAGAAGAAGGTAAGGAATTAGTCGAACTTTATTATCGTGAAACTTTAGACCCCGAAGGAAGGGGACACAGAAACCTCATTAGAATGATGATGGAAGATGGGTTCTTTAAATTCCTCCCAAAACATGACGAAGCATGGGTTAATTTCGTTAAACCGTTTATGAAACTAACAAGAAAAGAAAAAAAGCAATTTAAAACAAAAAAGTAATTTTATGAAAGAACAAGATTCAACCAAATTGG